GGGGTTAATATTTTCAAACAGCATTTTCTGTGCATTTGAACCAATGAACGAACGAAAGGGCCTTTCATAAAAATTAGTCAATACTAAGTTTCGTATGGATCTAGCAACTGCATTAGGTCCAATTTTCTTGACTACATCCTTAGTTACCGGATGCACTGTAAAATCTAAATCTAGATCACTATAGTCTTTTGCTCTTGATGTTATGCTTGCCATAGCTTTATTTATTTACCTTGAAATGCGTTAGTTTAGGTCAATTCTGGAAGCCGTAGCCTTCATTGTTGATGCAGCATCTATTTTCATTGTCGATCCAGATTTGGTCTCCATAGAAGACTTAGATTCGGTTTTCATAGTGGTTCCGGATGTTACTTCCATGAATGTTCCAGATTCTACTTTTACGCTGGTCGAAGCTTTGGCTATCATGTTTCCAGAGGTTGAACCAACTTTCATAGCACCATCGGAAGCTATGTTGAACTCGCCGCCGGCCGTCATCATAGCATTTTCAGCAACTTTAGCGGTCATAGTTTTAGAAACCAAGTCCATTTTGTCAGAAGCGTTTAGATTGATACTTTTTGAATTGAAAGTAGTATTTTCGCTCACATTTACTTCTAAGTTTTTTGCGGTCCAATAAGCTTTTTCGCACTTAATAGTAGCATCGCCCTTCACTATCAAGTCATACTTGCCTGAAACGTTGATCATTCCTTCGCCGTTTATCTGAAACTCCATTTTTCCGTTCTGAGAAACCAGCTTGATTGACCCGTCTGGGTTTATACAAAATCCTGCACCCGTTCTATGAGTCACGCGCATGAACTCGTTACCTTTTTCAAAACACATTTCAACTTCGTTGCCGCTACGATCAATCATTCTATGTGTATTGATATGGCTTTCGCTTTTTGGAGTTGCATTGCCCTTTAATTTAGGTTCAGCCTCTTTCTTCGGTGTTATCGGCGTAAATTTGCTTCCTGATGTTTCTACCATAATATAATTTCCTATTTGAAGAATTTCTTTAATTCTGTTTCAGCGTGTACTATAGTTTTATTTCCGATAGCTTCAAGATTACTCTTGAACTGTGCGCGCACTTCTGGAGCAAATCTATCTAACATTGGACCTAATTGATCCGAGATAGATTCAAGTGCTTTAACTTGGCCCAATAAAGAGCCAAATGCTTTCTCGGCAGCCTGCATAGCTTGTGACTTAATGATAGATATTGCACCATCTGGGCTTATTACCTGATCAAGACTACCAAAAGGTGTCTCTATCGTGCTTGTTATAGCACCTAGTGCATCCATTCCTGTGATGCTATCATCCGAGTCTATTTGCTGTAAGGCCTTAATAATATCATCTGAATTTTTTGCCGACTTCAATATATTAACTGCATTAGAGAAAAATACTTCTGGGTTGACCATTTTACCAGCAGAACCGCCGCCGCCAGAAGATGGAGTATAACTTCTAACTAAACTCATCACATTTTCTAACTGTTCTCCAACACCATCTGGCAGAGACTTAAAGAGTTCGTCTTTCAACTGAGCCGGCATAGAACTCAAAAGATTACCGATTGAGAAGTTTAGCCCTGGCAAAGAACCCATCATTGCACTTGATAGTATAGCTTCTGCCTGATCTATGGCAGTAGAAATATTCTGAACTTGAGGAACTTTTGAACCAAATATCGGTGAAGCCGTCAAACTGTTTAGTAGACCATCTGCTTTAGCTAAACTCCATGGGCCCTTTTCTATTACTTTAGCTACAACTGGATCACCACTCTCTTGCACATCAGGAGGAAGATTTACCGGCTTTGCTCTTTCTTCACTCTTGTATTTTGATACATTATCACTAACACCCGGTAAACTTGATGAACCTGATAGTTGAGGATTTTTACTTTCTCGGTTGTTATTTACCGATACAATTGTTCCTCTACTTGTGCCGCCTTCACCTGGATTTTGTCTTACAGATACCATAGTTCCTTTGTCGAGAGCGGCCACAGAAGTTATAGCTCCAAAAATAGAATTTTCTGCTGCAATCCATGCAAGATGATCATCAGAAACATTCTGTCCGTGCTTTCTCGGTATTCTCACTTTATAAAGAATTTGACCAGAAGGAAGTTCTTTGTGATCGACTATCATACCCGGTTCTGTTAAACCTTCATCCGGAAATGCATTATGATTAAAATATCCTTTGCCTAACATGTTATACTTTACCCGCTGCTACTGTGTTTGACACACACTCTAATGTGGTGATACCTAAACCACCAGCTTTAATGTTATGTGTCATACTTGATATTAAATATTTTCCACTGCCGTATAATTCGCCCTTTAACGGACCTTTATCTGGAATAGCCACATCAATTACATCACCTGCATGTAAAAATGGGCTAAAAGGAACTGTCAGCTTCAATGCAATCTTATCTTGATCTAGCAAAGCCATTCTAGGCTTACGTTTGATGAGATACTTTTCAATGTTTGGATTACAAACACCCTGATCGCTTTCTGTGCCTGTTATACTTGAAACCATATAAGGAGTATTACCGCAATCTGTGGCCTGACCAAACATTCCAAATGTTCCTGTCAAAGGATTTATCGATGACATTACAGTAATGTCATTACCGTTTTCGTCGTAACCATTTAGAACGTCAGACAGTAAGTCGAAATCACAGGGAAAATCATACTTCATTATATGAAATGGATTTGCATAGCTGGCGTCTGCCGAGCCTTTATCAGAATATACAAAACGCCAAACTTCACTTTGACTTGCCAATGATGTAAGTGATCTAAAGTGATGTGTGCCGCCGTTGCGATATGTCATAAAATGAACGAAAGATGGATCTTGCTGAGAAGAAAGTGCTACCTCAGAATTTTGATATATCGCTTGAAACGGATGAATGTTAGTAGCAACATATTCTCTAGCTGGATTAGAAGATTCAATATCTACTTCTGGAGCACCGATACATCCCCTTAGTATATCACTAACCACTTGACTTGATGTTGAGCATGGCCAAGATTTGCTCAAGAAAGTTTTAGCGTCTTTTATCAAAGACGGATCACAAGCGTCTAATTCAAAAGTTTCAACGTCATAGTTAAGTCTTCTGCGCTTACTCAATCTGTATATAATTTGGTAAACTTCAAGTTCCGAATAATCTTTTCCTCCCGCATAAGAATCAATTATAGGTCTTTTTACATTGATCTTGATGGGTTTTGCATAAAAGTTATTGAGATTTTTTTGTTTTGGTATATCTTGATTGCTAGAAAGCTTATTTTGCACAACGACATTAGTTTGTAGACCAGGAGTCAACAGACTCTCCGTTAAATTTACCTCTGTCACATTTATTTCTGTAAGTTCAACAGTTCCTATATCAATTGTTGTTTTTAATTGTGTTAGATATAGTTCTTGCTTAGTATCATTCTCGGCCATATTTTACAGTCTTTTTCTCAAGTTTGTGCCTACTGTGGTTTCGCCTCTAGCTTTTCTCATCAACTCTTCAAACTCAGACTTAATAAGTGGATAGTATTCAGATTTTATTAGTTTGATGTTTCTTTTCTTTTCGTTAAGTTCAAACTCATGGTCATATGCATACACTCTGTTTCTATAAGTATATATTGTTACTATTTTGCCGTTTGGTAAAGTTTTTTGAATACCAGTAGGATCTGTATCAGTTAAGAAGTTGTACTCAGGCAAAGTGGTTTCATATTTTCTTATAGTTTCAGTGTTTGTTGTATTATCTACCGTTTTAATTATTTTTTCATATCTTTCGATAGTTGTTTTTGCATTCTCTAGAGTGCCGTATTTTTCGATGATGTATTTTTGAAAGTTGTTTTCTGTTAATGGCCAATCATAAAACGGATCTAACATATTATTGGTCAACAAAATTACCCAGTGAGCTTCTGGATCCTTGTAATACTTCTCAGCTAAGATTTCAGGCTTGTCTGTATCTTTTATCACATAGTTATAATACAAGAAGACATTATTGAATAACTCCGAATAAAATCCAATTCGGACCAATATTTCCATTGGAAAATCATATTCTTTTAGACGATTACTTCTTGTGTCTAGATTATATTTGATTTTTGGAAACTTATCGAAAAACTCTGCCATATTAGAATCCTTGTAGAACGCGAAGCTTATGCGTAACCTCAGTTTCACGGAAAGCTAACTGCATTCTGATTTGTGTTGGATAGCCATCTTGGAAAGTTGACCAAGTTCCGTTAGGAGAATAAGATACATCGATCTGTGTTAGAGCGCAAGTGTTTATTCTAGGTATTC